AATTAGGATATCTTGCTCTTAACAATGCTTGAATAGTACCAGAATCCATGTTTCTAGTTTCTTTTAAAGTTTGAGCATAGTTTTCCATATCTGTTATTTGATTTTGAGATAACTGAGGAGCTTGACCAGTAACCATATTCATCCAGTTAGTTTTATCTTTCCACTTAAGAAATGCACCTCCTCTACCATCTTCTATAGAATAATATGGATTAGTTTCATTAAGCATACCTTGTTTACTTGCTCTATCATACTCATTAATATCATACATATCTTGAGCTTTAAGATAGTTTCTCATGCTATTACGATAAGCCTTATCTTCTTGCTGAGCATTAAACGCTAACTTGTCTGCAGCATCTGCTCTATAAGCCATCACCTTATTCATAATATCTGTTTGTAAAGGACTAAACTGATTAGCTACACCAACATTCATGTTTTGATATCTACCAATAGTGTTAGCTGCTTGCTCAGCTCCTTGTGCATTTAATGCATTAGCTCTAGCAGAAAACTGCTGAGGATCCATTTGAGACATGTAAGCAGCCATCATGTTACGATTAGATGCACCTTCAGCTAACTCTCTATTAGGATCGTAGAACGTAGGTTCTGGAATCATAGCATTAAGAGGAGCAGCATAAGGAGTGTAACGTTTAGGAGGAACCATAAACTGTTTACCAAAGAACGGTCTTCTACCACCGCCTCCACCACCGCCACCAGTTGTAGTTGTAGTAGTAGGAGTTTCTTCATATGTAATCTCATCCATCTTTTCCCATGGTTTTATACACTTAGTAGGATCATTAGGATCTGGTGTATATCCTTCAGGACAAGTTTTAGTCTCAGGTGTTGCAGGTGTAGTTGTAGGTTTAGTACCAGGTGTATACTTTGGCATTCTACCACGTAAAAGCTCATCTAATCCTTTTTGCTTTTCCCCATCTGAAGCATCTTTAAAACCTTGTTTATTTAAAAAAGTATCATAACAATCTGGTCTAGCTTGCATATCAGCAACTGTATACTTAAGATTAGCACAAGGATCATTACCACCACGAGAACGACCACCTGTTGGAATATTATAACCTTTTTCAAGTTTTCCAGGTGTTCCACCAGATATAGAACCTGGTTTACCAGGAGTTACAATAATATCTTTACTATCTTTACCAGATGTTTTTCTTCTCCATATATTACTATTACCTACACGCTTATATCCATCTTTCTCATATTTAGCTATTTCCTCCTTTTTTACTTTTACAGGAGTAGTTCCGCCACCTTGATAATAATCTTGATCATTACCATAAAAACCTCCCATTTCAGCAAGTTGCTCACCCATACCTTCTGGTAACACAGACTTAGCTACATCAGGAATACCTTGAGGAAATCCTTTCATAGACTCTTGTACTAAAGCAAGTCCACCAAGTTTCTTCTCATAGTTATCAATCATACGAGCAGCAGTAGACTTAGCCATCTTATCCTTATATGGATCATCAAGGATAGCTTGATACTTATTAATATCATACTGTTTAGCTAGTTGAGCTGGAGTAAACTTCTGTTTAGTGTTTTCTGACTTACCAAACTTTGCAAGTACAGGTCCACCTATTCGTAACTTCTTAGTATCAGAATAAATAAATGTACCTTCTGGAACATTTAGTGGTGTACCACCATTGGTGTGTCTTTCACCACCAATCTTCATATGTTCTTTACGACCATCATTGTTAAAGTCTCCATATGCTGTTTCACCAAGTTCAGCTTCAATATTAGCTTCTTCTCTATTTACAGGTTGTAGAGTGTTAGATACTGACTCATATGGATTATCTGTCATATCAGAATATATATTCTTCTGACCTAGATCTAATCCATAATTTGATTGACCACCATAAGCCATAGACTCTGGAGATTTCCTAATTCTTACTTTATACGTTTTCATATTATAGTATATTACAAATTTATAAAAATTCTACATCTCCACCTGAAGAAAGTATAGACTTAATTTCATCTTCTGTTAGTTCATAAATATCACCTTCTCTATAAGATACAGATCCACCATCCGCATATAACTGCATACCACTTAGTTTTTGGTATGCTTGTTTACCTTCCCATCTTGCAAACTGTTTTATTAGTTTGTCACGTTCTGCTGGAGTAAGATCTGCTAGCACTTTATCTGTACCCATAGCTTTTACAATATCTGGGGTAGATGCATTAGTTTTATCTGGACTACCACTTACCCATTTATTTCTAGCTTGAGATATTGTAAGATTAGAATAGTTTGGACCAAATAAAAGATCTTTAGCTGCTCTTATCCCTGTTTCAAAATCTGGGAACATACTAACGTAGCCACCAGAATCTCTAGATCCTTGTTTACCACCATATTTAGAAGTAAAGTCTCCATGATGTATGTTTAAAGGATTGTTATGAGTTAAAGCAATTTCTCCTGCAGCAGGTTGAGATGATCTGTTAAAGCTTACGTGAACATGACTAGTATGAGGATTATCTCCATTATAAGGTCTCCAAGAATTAGATACAGAAGGATTCCATATCTGCTTGTTCCATATAATATAACTAATGTTTTTATCTTGGGCTTCTTTAATAAGTTTCTGGGCAATCTCTGTACCCTGATTAAGATCTGTAATACCAATATCTAAAGCATCTCCAGTGTTATGATCACTTTTAGTTTTCTGATGTCTTTTATCTCCCCATATACCTAAATGCTTAACACCTGGAAACTGTGTAGAAACTTCTTCCCATGTTTGTTCAGCAACTGGATTAGCTCCACTTGAAGATCTTGGTGCTGGAGCAGGACTAGATTCTGCAGGAGCAGATGTTGCATACGGCATTGGTGCCGATAGTTCAATAGGATCTACAGGCATAACAAGTTCTTCAGGAATTACTCCTCCACCATACTGTGCCATTCTAGGTAAGAACTGACCAGTGTACATACCTTTGTTTACAACATACTCATCAGGTCTAAACTCACCAAATCTACTTCCACTAACTACATAATCTCCACGGTTACCTGACATCTCACTAGGTACTTCAGGAAATAAAGAATCTGTAGATGTTTGGCGTCTTAGCCTTTTATCAAAGTCTTGTTTTCTTTTATAACTGTTAACAAGTTCAGTACCAAAGTTTCCCCATGATGTTAACTTATCTATACTTTCAAATGCTTTTTCTACAGGGTCACCAATATTTTTACTGTACCAATTAACTGGATTTGATGAAGTAGGTTGTAATAAAGGATTAGCATCCCCACCACCACTATTAGGATCTGTTGAGTATTGTCTAATAGGATTTCCAAAATCACCTGTAGTAGTGGTAGTACCATCAGCATTAACAGTGGTTACCTTTGGTAAAGGTGGTAAACCAGATTTACCTAATGAAAAAGCACTACTTGAAAAGCCTTGGTTAGGTATAAAAGGAAAAGCTGAAGCAGCTGCTGGTAAAATCTGAGTAGCTGAATTTGTTGTAACAGCTGGAGTATTATTTGGTGCAGCTGCAGGTTGTATAGATGCTTGACCAAGTGGTTTAAAATTTAACTTTGGAATATTATTAGAAGCAAAGTTTTTAACATCAGTTATAGCATTTCCAACAGCTGGTCCAATTTGTGGTATAAAGTTTTTAATATCAGTAACCGTATTGTTAATAACTGGTTTAACTTTTGGAATAAATTGTTTAACTCCACTTACTGCACTATCAACTGCAGTATTTAAAACGGAAGTACCAGGAGCTTTATATGTTCCCCACATAGTTGTTCTTGGTTTCCAAGTATTAGCATAAGCGATATTAGGATTTCCGTTTGTTTGTTTAGTTGTTCTATAGACATTTAATTTAGAAGTATCTAAATTATTAATAAAGTCAGGATCAGAATACATTTTTTCAATATCTTTTCCATACTGATTCCATTCATTAGGAAATGATTTAGAACTATTTAACTGATCTAAACTTATTTTACCAGCATTATAAAGAAGGAGATCATTAGGATTACGACCCGTATTAAACATATAATCAGCCATCCTTTCTCTCATACCCATTGGATACATAGATACTTTAGGAAGATACTGTTGTTTAAATAA